CCGGAGTTGATGTGCAGGTCGATCCGCTGCGCCTTGGTCCCCCGTAGCTCGGCTACGAAGTCGCGGGCGGTCACACCCCATTCGCCGATGGCGTCGTAGATGAAGATCTCTGCGGTTTCGGGCGCCCGGTTGGTGATGCGGTACCAGGAACGCCCGTCCGCGTGTGTCTTGGTCTGCTGGACACGGCTCTGGATCTGCTCGCAGAGGTTCGTCAACCTGGTCAGGTCAATCGTCACTGTTCTTGCGCCTCCTCACGACACGGCCGCGGCAGTTGTCTTGGCCGTCGCAGTGCCGGTATCCGGCCCCGCCGGGGTAGTCGTCCCATGCCTGCTGGCGGGTGCGGTACAACGTGCCGTGCACCTCGCGGCACGCGTCGCAGGTGTCGTCGTCGATCTCCTCGACGGCCTGCCAGCGCATGACGTTCTCGGCTCCCGCCGGACCTGGTGTCATGTCGTCGTCGTCCGCGGCCGGGGCCGGGGTCACCGTGACGGTCTCCCGGATCCGGATCGGTGGCAGACCCACCACGGCGGCGGCGTCGTCCGGGTGCGCGCCGGCGTTGACCAGGGTCGCCCAGGCGCCGACCTTGGAGTCCCGCTCGGCGTTCTCCGACTCCCGGTCCGGCGGCACCGGGTCGTCGTATACGAACTCCAGCCCCTGGCCGGCGGTGCCGAACATCGGCAGGAAGTCGTTGTTCAGCGCCAGCTTCCACCGCTCCAAGCGGGGAACGGTGACCTGCTCGGCGAACCACGCCTTCGACGCCTCGGCGGTCGCCCGGTTGACGTCGTCCACGTCGCCGAGGGCGAACTTCGGAATGCCGAACGCCTCACGGATCATGTCGCGGGACAGCTCGCGGAGCTTCGTGAACTCCATGTCCCGCATCGAGTACTTGCGGTCGACCCAGTCGTAGCCTTCGAGGATCGCCACCCGATGCGCGCGGGACACGCCCTTGTGCTGCTCGTTCCACCGCATCCGCAACTCGTTGAACTCGGTGTCCGACAGCCGGGACGGAGCCTTGATGATGCCGCCAGGTTCGGCCGAGTTGAGGAAGAAGTTGCGGTTCCACTCGGCGGCCAGGCGTGCGCTGTCGATGTCCCGCAGCGCGGCCTGGATAGCGCCGAGACCGCGGAAGGGGTCCTCCGGGTCTGGGCGGCGGATCTGGATGACCTCGTCGAGGTCGAGGGGGATCTTCTCGCCGCGCGGCCCCCGGTAGACGTAGCCGGCCAGGAAGTCCTTCTGGGACGGGACGGGGTCCATCCGGTCCGGGCGGACCGGCCACAGGCCGAGGGGGAGACCGCGCATCCGCTCGTCACGTTCGACAAGCAGCCACGTTTCGCCGGTTAGCTCGTGGTGCTGCTGGCCCGCCTCGACCAGTTCTTGCCGGGTGTAGAAGTCGTTCGGCCTGTTCCAGATGCGTAGGGCCAGGTGGTCGTCGACCAGGGCCACGCCGGGCTTCTCGCAGCGGGAGCAGACGGCGGCGGACCCGCCCCGTACCCGGCTCAGACGGTGCATGTGCCAGCCGACAGCCGCTGTGGACGTCGAGATCCGGTCGACGATGCCGAACACGGTGCCGTTGTTGGCCATGGTTTGCAGGTGGCCGGCCCTGTCCTGGGTGCCGTACAGGCCGATTGTGGAGATCTGCCCGGTTGTCGGCGTGTAGGGCACGGGCGCCCTGTTCCAGGCCCTGTCTGTGCGGGACAGTGCCTGGACGACGGAGCCGACGAGGGATCGCATCAGCGGCGGGCCTCGGTGCGGCCGGCCCATTCGGCGAGCAGGAGAGACACGCCGACCGCGGCGCAGCCGGCGATGGTGTGCCACTGCCACACGGCCAGGTCGATCATGCCGAGTCCGCTGTAGGTGAGTACGGCGGTCCGGACGCGGCGCCATACCGGGAGGCGGGCGGCGATTCCGGCGGCTGCGGCGGCGACCAGGGAGCGCCGCCGCGGCGCCTGATCGGCGGCAATCGCGGCGGCGGCACGGGCCCGTCCGGCGGCCCAGGACTCAGAAATCGTCGTCAACGTGGTGTCCTTTCACAGCCACCGCACGGTGCCGTGCGTCTTGCCGTCTCGGTGGGCGACCAGGTAGCGGGCGGCGTCCATCGCGTGGTCGTTTTCCTTGAGGGGTTCCTCCTTCGCGGCCCGGCCGTTGACCGGTGGAAGCCACACGTAGCCGGAGATTTCCTCGGCGAAGCCCTGCGGCCGGCTGAACTCGTCCAGGGCAGGGTCGCGTTGCACCACGGCGTTGCGGAACACGGTGATGCGTCCGGCCCGTAGCCTGGATTCGACGGCCTGGATACCGTCGCGGACCGTCTTGACGGCTGCCTTGGTGCCGTAGCCGATGTGCCGTTCGAGGGTGGCCCGGTCTTCGGCGTCGTGGTCGCAGATGATGGCCTGCGGGTGTGGTTCGGCGGCGGACAGCGCGGCGATGTGCCGGGCGTGGTCTTCGACGAGGGTGCGGGTGCGGACCAGTTCGCGGTACAGGACCAGGTCGCCGTCTGGTTTCTGCGCCCACCACTGGCAGACGAACGGGTTGACGTAGCCGAAGTCGATGCTCCAGAAGCGCGGCCACTCCGCCGGAACGTCGTATACGTCTACGAGGTGGACGGCCGGATCCCACGATTCGTATACGAGCCCTTCGGCGGCGGCCCACTGCCCGTCGCGGAGCCGTAGCCGGCGAACGCCGGTCAGGTTCTCCAGCTTGGCCATGTAGTCGCGGCCGGCGGCGGTCAGCTCACCGTCCGGGCCGTACAGGTACGGGTTGTCCTCGTGCCGGGAGTACAGCATCCGGGCCGCGCCGCGGTCGCAGCGAGCCTTCAACCAGTGGGTGGGCCGGTCCGGGTTGCAGGCGGCGATCTGCTGCTGCCACGACAGGCGGCCGTTGCGGAGCCGGGTGCTGAGGGTTTCCCAGTCCGTCTCGGTCAGCTCGGTGGCTTCGTCTACGAAGACCAGGTCGTACTCCGAGGACAGGACCTTTTCCGGCTTGTCCAGACCGCCGACCACGACGGTGGATCCGTTGGCGTACCGGTACGACGCGGCCTCGCGGGTGCTACCGCCGAACCACTGGACCACGCCGGCGGCGAGCGCCTCGGCGGCGACGTTCTTCTCGAACGACACCAGGGTGGTCGACCCGAGCGACACGGCGGTCTTGCGGGCAATCAGGCAGCGGATGCCCGGGGTGCCCAGCGCGGCCAGGTGGACGCGGAACAGGGCGGCAGTTGACTTGCCGGTGCCGGCCGGTCCGGAGATGACCAGTTCGGAGTCGCGGCGGGTGAACAGCTCCCGTCCGGCGCCCTTCGGCTCGTAGCGGACAACGGTTCCGGCGGTCCGGTCGAGGACTGCGGCGGTCATCGGACGCGCTCCATCAGGAGTGTCCGGCCTTCGAACTGGGTTGGTCGGTACCGGTACGTCCCGGCTGGGTCAAGCCGCAGCAGACCGTCTGGCCCGAACATCCAGGCTTCGCCGTTGACCAGCAGGTCAGGGTCTACGCCGATCACATCGTCGGCGTGTTCGACTACCACCTGGCCGTTTGGGGTGCGGATGACCCGTGCGTGTCCGTGGGTCATGTTAGGTCCCGGGGGTCGACGCCGACGATTTCGTAGCGGACTCCACCGGACAGTTCAGCCTTGACAGGCTGGTCGAGGCCGAGGAGGCGACGCAGGTCCTGGGACGTGGCCTGCGCGCGAGCGAGGGCGGCGAGGCGTTCGCTGTGGTCGCGGACGATCCGTCCGTCGTCTGGGTCGACTACGAGATCACCCTTGGGCGTGGTGGCGGGGGCTGGGGTGACGTCGGCGATGTCCATCGCGGTGCGGCGGATCTGGTCGAGGAACGCGATTTCCCGTTCGATGATCCGCTGCCGGTCGGTGTCGCCGATGGTTCGGCGTTCCCGTTCGATGATCTGCTGGACGCGCTGCTGGGTGAGGCCGTAGCGCTTGCCGATGGCGGTTTGGGTGTGGCCGGTGGTCCAGAGGCGGAGGATTTCGGCGTCGCGGGTGGGGTCGCGGCGGTTGGGGGCGGTCATGGGGTGCCGGCCGGGTGGGGGGACAAGGACTTACCAGGCAGCCGTGTGGGGGCCTCGGCGGTTGTGCGTTGCCGGGCCAGCGTGTGCCGGCTGTGGGTTGTCAACGACCTGAAACCCCCGTGTCTGGCCGTTTGTCCGTGTTGTGTTTTGTGGGACTCGGTTGTCCGGTTCGCCGTCTGCCCGTGGCGGGTGGACCGTTCCCCCCGTTCCGGACAGCCGAGTCGATCTCCATCGTGCCTGCTGCTAGTCGATATTACAACAAGCGTACGAGTCTTGTTTGTTCGTGTTGGAAAGTAATGGAGACTGGGCAGCATCCGGGGACGCAGAAACCGCCGGTCGGTGTGGGCTGGCCGGCGGTTGTTGATCAATGAGTTGCGGGGGGGACTGGATGCCGGATCGGTATGTTCGGCCGTTGGCGGTGACGACGGGGCGACACCCGTTTGAGGTGGCGTTCTTCGCGTCGGCGGTGGCGGTCGGCGTGTTCCTGGTGGTGCTAAACGCCAGGCCGGAGTCAGTGCGGGCGGCGATGCCGCCCCTGGTTCAGGGCATGTGGGTGGCTGGGCTGCTGGTGGGCGGAGCGGTGGGCCTGCTCGCGGCAGTGGTCCAGGGCTTCAGTTTGTGGCGTGGTCTGCTCACGGAGCTGGTCGCCGCGGCAGTATGCGGAGCCGCGTTGGGCATCTACGCGGTGGCGATATTCGCCGTGTCCGCTGTACAGGGGGTTGCCGGCGGCACGTTCGTGGCTGCGTTTGCGGTGGCTTCGTGGTGGCGGTTTTGGCAGATCGTTGTGGACATCCGCAGGCTTGGCAGGGCTGTGCGTCAGGGCCGTATCGCCCGGATTCCCCTGCTCGCCGAGGGGAACGGGTTGGGGGACAAGTCATGACGTGGGCTAACTGGGCTGTCGCGCTGCTCGGTGCGTTGGGCGGGTTCGGGGGTGCTGCGGGGGTTGCCGCGCTGTTGAACGTGTTCTTCTCGAAGGGGAAGCTTCGGGCGGACGCGGCACAGGTGATCACTGGTACGGCGATGACCCTGGTCAAGGAACTTGAGGATCAGATCACGCGGACGCGGGATGAGTTGGGCAAGGCGCAGACGGAGTTGAGGAAGGTTCGCCTGGAGGCGGAGAAGTTGGCCCGGGAGCTGCGGTTGCTGCGGGAGGCGATCGTGGCGCCGACTGCGACGGTCGAGGGGTTGCGGTCGTTGGTGCACCGGGAGAACGGCGGTCGGCGGTCGGCGTAGCCGGACAAGTGGGGGCCCGGTCACCCATGACCAGGTTGAAGGGTGTGGGTGACCGGGCCCGGTCTTCCCCCCAGTGGGATACTAGTCGGTTTCTGGCTGCTTTTCCCTGACTGGGTGGGCGTATAGCTCCCGGTAGCGGCGCACAACCAAAGCTGGGTCGATGCCCTTGATGGCGGGGGTTGTCATGGGATTGGTCCTTCGGTTCGGTCGGGCAGGTCTGGTGCTCCGAGCGCGCTGGCCGGTACGCCCAGGGCTTCTTCCAGCCTGCCGATCAGCTCGATGGATGGCCGGCGTAGGCCACGCTGGATCAGCCGGAGGTGGCCGGAGCTGATGCCGACGCGGCCGGCGAGCGTGGACACGCTCATCCGTTTGGCTTCCCGGACGCTGCGGAGTCTGGCTCCGTCGAACGTAATGCCCCCCATGGCGATCGAGGCTACCGGACGTGTCCGTACGTGTCTGTCGGCTACTGGGGCGGTCGTAGGCATTGGCTGGGCTGCTTCCTCGTGGGATGGTGGGTGGCATGGAGGCTGAGGTGGAGCGGCAGTTGCGGCAGGTGGAGTCTGCGGCGTGGCGTGCTGCTGTCCGTGGCGCGTCGGCCGAGGAGATCCACCGCCGGGTTCAGGTTGGAATTGATGAGGCGTTGTCCCGGCGGACGTACGCCGAGGCGGTTGTGCCCCCGATTGATGTTCAGCCGCGTCGGGGCGATGGGTCGAAGACGGCTGCGTTGGACCGGTTGGCCGCACCGTTCGGCCTCTAACCGGCCGTTGGAGTCGACGCGGACGCGGCGAGCAGGTAGCGGCCGTCGTTGTTCTGGCGGACTTCCCCGGACTCGCGCAACTCCTTCAGCAGCGAGTAGACCCGGGACCGGGCAGCATTGACCCTACGTTCGATCTCCGCCGCCTGAATACCATCCGGACCAGCCGCACGGACCAGGGCGATGATCTGCTCACGGGCGGTGTCGGCCGCCGGCTGGGCCGGCTGCTGCTCGCGGCGCACGCCGGGAAATTGGATGATCTTCGCGCCTCCGGGTGTGGCCACCGGTTCAGCGTGCGGCGGCAGGGTTTCGGCGTCGGCAGGGCCGAGGACACGGGCCGCCAACGCGTCCAGCGCGCTGGTCCGGGACGGGACGGGCGGCAACTGCGGCTGCTCGACATCCTTGGGTTCGGTGTACTCCTCACCGCGCATCATGGCCAGCTTCGCCGCGTACCGGTC